GTAACGAAGAGTCTGCTCATAGAGTTGGTGCAAGATACTTAACATCAGCTACAGGCATGACAATGCATCAGATAAAGAAAGACCCAAGTAAGGCAAGAGAATTGTATGAGCCTGTCAAGAAGAATATACACATTAAAGATGCATCTAATCGTGACATGGCATGGGTAGAGAGTATCTGTAAAGCATACAAGCCTGACATAGTTGTACTAGACATGGGAGATAAGTTTGCTAGGACAGGTGGCTTTGCAAGAACAGATGAAGCACTTAAAGCTAATGCTATACATGCTAGACAGATAGCTAAACAACATGAGTGTGCAATCTTTTATATGTCTCAACTGTCTGCTGAAGCTGAAGGTAAGGTTTACTTGAATCAAGCTATGATGGAAGGTAGTAGAACAGGTAAGGCTGCAGAAGCTGATTTAATGATTCTTATAGCTAAGGATACAGTCAAAAACCCTGATAGTGGAGAAGAGGAAAGCCCTGCTAGACATTTAAATATTGTCAAGAATAAATTATCAGGATGGCATGGTGTTGAACATTGTGAATTGGATTATGTAACTGCTAGGTATCAGTGATGCAAAAGGATTTGTTTGGATATGAAAAGCCTGTGATTGAGCATGGAGATAGTTTGGTTTGTATTAAGTGTGATATTGAACAACCAATAGACCAATTCAATGCTATGAAGTATGCTAGTTCAGGTGAAGAAAATAAACAAACAGAGATAAAGAGAACCTGTAGAACCTGTATGAGAAATCAGTCAAGCCTAGTTAAACAACTAAGAAAGACTAACCCATACCCTGATGAGGACTATTGTTGTCCTATATGTGACAGGGATATAAAAGAGATAGGTAAGTATGGTCAACCTAGATTACAGAATTGGGTACTAGACCATTGCCATGATTCACTTTCATTTAGAGGTTGGCTATGTCATCACTGTAATGTTGGTTTAGGTGGATTCTCAGATAGCTTGACAAGACTAAAGAAAGCTGTTATATATCTAACTAAGCACAAGGAGAAATTAAATGAAACTGACACTTGATGTAGAGAATACAGTTACACATAGAGATGGTAAGCTACATCTTGACCCATTTGAACCTGACAATAGATTGGTCATGGTTGGTTGTCTCACAGATAAAGGAGAAGAGTATTTATTCAGAGATAACTTTGATGGAGTACAAGAACTATTAGACCAAGCCACCATATTGATTGGACATAATATTGTGCATGACTTACTGTGGCTTTGGGAATGTGGCATGAAGTATGATGGCTCAGTGTTTGATACTATGTTAGGCGAATATGTATTACAAAGAGGTAATAAACAACCATTGTCTCTTGAAGCCTGTGCAAATAGGTATGATTTAGAAACTAAGAAACAAGACACTATGAAAGAGTACTTTAAAAACAAAGTACCTATTGATGAGATACCTAAACAAGAGTTGTCTGATTATTTATCTGCTGACTTAAAAGCTACACAAGAATTATCTGATGTGTTATACAAGAAACTATACACAGAAGAGTATGCAGGGTTAATGAATACAGTTGTGTTAACAAATCGTGTAGCAGTTACATTGGCTAGAATATATCAGAATGGTTTTACTGTTGACGTAAACAAACTAAATGAAGTTAAAGATGAGTTTGAACAAGAAAAAGCAGATACAGAGAAGAGATTAAATATACAAGTTAAACAACTAATGGGAGATACACGTATTAATCTCAACAGTCCTGAACAGATGTCTTGGGTCATCTATAGCAGAAAGCCTAAAGATAAACTTGAATGGGCAAATACCTTTTCACCTTATATGGAGATAGATGAATATAAAAAGAATGTAAAAAGCAAATCAGATATTGTGTACAAGACAGAAGCACAGCAATGCTCTGCCTGTCAAGGTACAGGTTATTACAGAAAGGTTAAGAAAGATGGAACACCTTATGCTAGACCTACAAAGTGTGATACTTGTGATTCTGTGGGCTACATTTTTGTACCTAGTAAAATGGTGGCGGGATTAAAGTTCACTGCACCTAATGCTAAATGGGTAAGTGCCAATGGATTTACTGTCAATAAAACTAACTTAGCTACCCTACAAGGAATAGCTAGAAAGAATAACTTACAGGATGCAGTTACATTCTTATCTGACTTACAAAGGCTATCAGCATTAGACACATACCTATCCTCTTTCGTTGAGGGTATCAATACATACACTAAAGCTGATGGTAAGCTACATGTTAGGTTATTACAACATAGGACTGCCACAGGAAGGTTTAGTGGTGCTGACCCTAACATGCAGAATATGCCTAGAGGTGGCACATTCCCTGTCAAGAAAGTATTCATATCACGTTGGGAAGGTGGGCAGATACTTGAAGCTGATTTCGCACAACTAGAGTTCAGAGTATCAGCTTACTTATCCCAAGACAAAACTGCAATGAAGGAGATAGAAGATGGATTTGATGTTCATAGTTATACTGCTAGTGTTATTAGCGATGCAGGTGAGAAAACTTCTCGTCAAGAAGCGAAAGCACATACCTTTGCACCTCTCTACGGAGCAACAGGATTTGGGAGAACGAATGCTCAGGCTACATATTACAAACACTTCACAGAAAAGTACAAGGGAATCGCATTATGGCATTCCAAATTGGCTAAAGAGGCTATAAGTACTAGTAAGATAACTACACCATCAGGTAGACAGTTCTCATTCCCTGATGTAAGAAGAAACTCTTATGGTAAAGTATCTCACTTCACACAAATAAAGAACTATCCTGTTCAGTCATTTGCTACTGCTGATATAGTTCCTCTTATATTAGTGAATATAGAAAAGGAGCTATCTAGTCTTAACTCATGTATTGTTAATAGTGTACATGATTCCATAGTCATAGATATACATCCAAATGAAGTAGAAAAAGTAATTGACATTATTAAAATAGTAAATAGTAGAATGATTAGTTTAATTAATTCTACATTTGAATTAGAGTTCAATGTTCCATTATTATTAGAAGCAAAAATAGGTAATAATTGGCTTGACACAAAAGACGTTATATGATATAACTTATAAACTTTACAGAAAGGAATAAAATGGTAAATGAAATAACTACAATAGATACCAACAATTATGCAGACATGGCAAAAGCTATGGGTATCGCAGGAGAAACAGGTTCATCTGATACGAGTAGGGCGAACCCACTTCCAAGAATGAGATTACATCATAATAATATTATGGGTATGAAAAAGATTGGAGACGAAAGTGTAGAAGCAGTAGTAGTTAAGGGTGGTTCATTTAAACTAGAACGACCTGACATGCCTGTTGTCTATTCTCCTACTGCTGAGATAAGACCATTTGTACAAAGATTTATGTACAAGAGGTTTGTGAAGAATATGTCTGCTAAGAAGGGCGAACCTATGGGTATCTACCATAAAACCCTTATGGCAGATAACTTGAATAATGACTTAAAGGATAATCAGGGTAGCTTCAATTGTGGTAAGCCATCAGGGTACATCAAAGACTTTAAGGCATTACCTGTGGCTACACAAGAGGTAATTAAGCAAATTAAAAGAGTAAGAGTTATCTTTGGTTTAATTGATATGCCTAATGCTACAGACGAGAAGGGTAACAAAGTTTCACTAGAGCCTAACACTCCTTTTATATGGGAGATTGATAATCGTGATGCATTTAAGACAATGGGAGAACCTTTTAATAAGTTCAATCAAACTAAAAGACTTCCTGTTCAGCATTTCATAACATTGACTAGTGAAGAAAGAAAGATACCTAGTGGTTCATCTTTTTATCTACCTAATTATTCACTTGACTTACAGAAAAGTGTTAAGGTTACTGACGAAGACCAAAACATTTTCATTAACTTCATGTCATGGATAGATAATTACAACAGTTATATATTTAATGAGTGGGAAATGAAAGCTAAAGCACCTGTAAGCAAAGAGGATAAAGACATCGTTGATGATTTCATTGATGTTAACGTAGATGAAGAGGTGGCATAGTGAACCATCCTGCTGAAATGATGATTCATCAGTATCTTGAGAATGCCACAAGTGGCAAGTCAGCTATGAGTCAAGAGAATATTGATAAAGTGGCTACTGATATCAAAGATGCCTTGAATCGTCAGTTCAACACAAAAAGGGATGACAAGTTTAGGTTACGTATGTCTAATATAGGCAGACCTTCATGTCAATTATGGTTTGAAAAGAACAAGCCTGAGACTGCGTTACCTAAACCTACTACCTTCGTAATGAACATGATGATTGGAGATATAGTAGAAGCAGTATTTAAAGCTATACTAAGAGAATCTAATGTTAAGTTTGAGGACACAGAAAATGTAACACTTGAACTTGATGAAGATACCAAAATATCAGGTTCATATGATTTAGTTATGAATGATGCAGTAGACGATATTAAATCTGCTTCTGATTGGTCATACAAATACAAGTTTGATTCATATGAATCCTTACATTCAGGCGATAGTTTTGGTTATGTTGGACAACTAGCAGGTTACGCAAAGGCTTCTAATAAGAAAGCAGGTGGTTGGTGGGTTGTAAACAAAGCCAATGGTCATTTTAAATATGTTCGTGCTAACATAGACATGGATAAAGAGCTTGACAAAATCAAAGTGAATATAAAGAAGACTGAATCAGACGAGTTGGTACGATGTTTTGAACCTGAACCTGAAACATTTAGGGGTAAACCTACAGGAAACATGGTTTTAAATAAGAACTGTACCTTTTGTTCATATAGGCAGTCTTGTTGGGAAACTCTTCGTGAGCTACCTGCACAGATGTCTCAGGCTAAAGAACCTAAGATGGTTCAATACGTTAAATTAAAGGGAGAGTAGTGTCTCCACATAAAGTAAGAAGAGATGCCATAAAGCATGGGTATAGGAGTGGATTAGAACACACTATATCTATCTATCTGACTGAGCAGAATCATAAATATGATTATGAAACTATCAAGATAGAATGGGAAGATTTATCTTATCGCACCTATACCCCTGACTTTATACTAAACAATGGTATTATAATAGAAACAAAGGGTAGGTTTCTAGCAATAGACAGAAGAAAACATTTAGCTATAAAGAAACAGCACCCCAACTTAGACATTAGATTTGTTTTTACTAACAGTAGGGCTAAACTAAGAAAAGGTGCTAAATCTTCTTATGGGCAATGGTGTGACAAGTATGGGTTTAGGTATTACGACAGGATAATTCCTGAAGATTGGCTCAAAGAAAAGGGCAAGAATAGACACCCTAAATTTATAAAGTTTACAGGTGCTAAAGTAAGGAGAGGTAAATGAGTTTAGGTAATAGAGTACTAGACGAAGATTTCGTTATTTGTGTTAGACCACAGATGGATAAAAACTTTAATTGGACAACTGAAGTCAATGTTTTTATAATGACTTCTGAAGACAATCCACTTAATGATGATGATTACTATGGTGTTTTAGATTTCTGTAGGGCTTTATGTGCCACTATAGCCATCATGGAAAAAGATGATGACCTTAGAAAAAGAGCAGTTAAAGAAGCATACGAGTACGAAAAAGATGAGAAGCCCAAGTTAAAAGTAGTTGACAAAAAAGATAATGTTGTGCTATTATCTTTTGAATCTGACAACGATAATAAGTTACAATGATAAGACATTTGGAGTACATGCGAATGAAAGCAGAGCAGGAAAACTTAAAAGAAGATATGGTTAATAACCCTAAACACTACAATGAATCAGGCATTGAGTGTATAGATGCTTTACAGGCTATGTTAGGTGATGGTTTTGAATCCTACTTGCAGGGTAATATCGCTAAGTATTTATGGAGATACAAGTATAAGAATGGGTTAGAGGATTTAAGGAAAGCACAATGGTATTTGAACAAATTAATAGAGGTTGCAGAAAATGAGAGTTAAGATTATGGCAACCCTTGTAATAGACCCTGAAGAGTATCCTATACCTTCTGACGGAGATGTCACAGAAGATTTTGAGGATTATATGCGTGAGCTATTTTACGATTTAGAGGGTGTTAAAATATCCCACATTAAAATATTAACGGAGTAAAGATAATGAAAAGCAATTACCTACCAACAGATTACCAAAACTTTATAGCACTCTCTCGCTACGCAAGATGGAAAGATGATGAACAAAGAAGAGAAAATTGGGGAGAGACAGTAGATAGATACTTTAGTTATATGACTGGGCATCTAAAGGATAATTATAACTATGACTTGACAAAAGCATTGAAAGAAAAACTATCTACTCAGATAATGAACTTAGGTGTGATGCCTAGCATGAGAGCCTTAATGACTGCAGGTCCTGCTTTAGACAGGTGTCATGTAGGTGGTTATAACTGTAGTTATATACCTGTAGATAGCCCACGTAGTTTTGATGAGTGTATGTATATCCTTATGTGTGGCACAGGTGTAGGTTTCTCTGTTGAACGAGAAAGTGTAGACAAACTGCCTGTAGTCAATGAGCACTTTGAGGACAGCACTACTATCATAACTGTGGCTGACAGCAGACCCGGTTGGGCAAAAGCATTAAGAGAACTTATTGCTATGCTATATGTAGGTCAAGTTCCAAAGTGGGATGTATCACAAGTAAGACCTGCAGGTGCTAGACTAAAAACATTTGGTGGTAGAGCATCAGGACCTGCACCCTTAGTTGAGTTGTTTCAGTTCTGTATACAGAAGTTCAAGGGTGCTAAAGGCAGAAGACTATTTCCTATTGAGTGCCATGACATTATGTGCAAGATAGGTGAGGTTGTAGTCGTTGGTGGTGTACGTAGGTCTGCTCTTATATCTTTGTCTAACTTAGGTGATGACCAAATGAGACACGCTAAGTCAGGTCAATGGTGGGAGAATGAAGGGCAGAGAGCACTAGCCAATAACTCTGTAGCATTTAAAGGTAAGCCTGAGATGGGTACATTCATGCGAGAGTGGACATCATTATATGAATCTAAGTCAGGTGAACGTGGTATCTTCAACAGACAAGCAGCCAAAGTTAAGGCATCTGAGAATGGTAGAAGAGAGATTGAACACGAGTTTGGTTGTAATCCCTGTAGTGAAATCATATTACGACCATATCAGTTCTGTAACCTAACTGAGGTAGTATGTAGGGCTACGGATGACTTAGCATCTCTAACAGAGAAAGTACGTATGGCTACTATATTAGGTACATTACAATCTACTCTTACTAACTTTAAGTATCTACGTAAGATATGGAAGGATAATACAGAAGAAGAAAGATTATTAGGAGTTTCCCTAACAGGTATCCTAGATAATAATATATGGACAGAAGAAGTTCTATCTATATTAAGAGATGTTGCAGTAGAAACTAATAAGAAACTAGCTAAAGACTTAGGTATACCACAGTCAACTGCTATCACTTGTGTAAAACCTAGTGGTACAGTTAGTCAATTAGTTGACAGTGCTTCAGGTATTCATGCTAGACACAATGACTACTACATCAGAACTGTACGTGGTGATAACAAAGACCCATTGACACAGTTTATGAAGGAGAGTGGTATACCAAACGAGCCTTGTGTTATGAAACCTGATAGCACTACTGTGTTCAGTTTCCCAATGAAGTCACCTGAAGGTGCAGTCACTAGAACACAGATGTCAGCTATTGAACAGCTAGAGTATTGGCTTATGTTCCAAAGACATTGGTGTGAGCACAAACCTTCTGTTACTGTATCTGTCAAGGAAGATGAGTGGATGGATGTGGGAGCATGGGTGTACAAGAACTTTGATGA